CGAAGAGACCGGTATCATCAAGCGAAGCTGGTTCAAGCTCTGGCCAGCCGACAAGCCCTTGCCGCCTCTTGACTACATCGTCATGAGCCTTGACACGGCGTTCACGGAGAAGTCTATTGATCGCAAGAGCCACGATCCCGATCCAACCGCATGTTCGGTCTGGGGTGTCTTCCGCCACGACAAGAAGCCAGCCTTCCTGCTGCTTGACTGCTGGCAAGATCACCTTGGGCTGCCTGGCCTAATCGAACGGGTCAAGAAAGAGTGGGCTGTTCGGTATGGCGACGAGGACTTCAGGCCTATGATCAAGCCGTTGATTGGCCCAAAGCAATCGATGTTTGGTGGTAAGTCGCCTGACCTGATGATCATCGAGGACAAAGGATCAGGCATCAGCCTGCGTCAGATGCTGGCCCGTGAGGACATCCTGGCGTATCCCTACAATCCTGGCCGTGCAGATAAGCTGCAGCGCTTGCACGCGGTCTCGCATTTATTTGCACACGGATTCATTTGGGTAGTAGAATCGGATAAACGGCCTGGGAACCCACGTTCCTGGGCTGACCCTTTAATCTCGCAACTATGCAGCTTCCATGGTGAAGGATCAATCAAGCATGATGACTTTGTGGATTCAACGACCCAAGCGCTTAGATTGCTTGCAGACCGCAATAGCCTCTCAGTCACCAGAAAAGCAGAAGACAGAGTTGAGCGGGATACTAAGCCAAAGCCTGTAAACCCATACGCGATCTAACCGGAGCATTGAATGGCTGACAACGAACAAGAATACGGTGAGATGTACGAGGTTGAGGATGACTCTAATGTCCGTGATACTGAGGACGGTGGGGCAATGGTTACCCTTGACGACTCACCAACCCCAGCCGAATCCGAGTTCTACGCCAACCTAGCTGAGACGATGCCTAGTTGGGAGCTAGCAAACCTGGGATCAGAACTCTGCGACATCTTAGAAAAAGACAAAGAAGCCCGCAAGAAGCGGGATGAACAGTATGAAGAAGGTCTGCGCCGCACAGGCCTTGGTGATGATGCCCCAGGCGGCGCATCGTTCACCGGAGCCAGCAAGGTCGTGCACCCAATGCTGACTCAAGGATGCGTGGACTTCTCAGCCCGCGTCATGAAGGAACTCTTCCCACCAGATGGTCCAGCTAAAGACAAGATCATTGGTGAAGTCACCCTTAAAAAGCAAGAAAAAGCCGATCGCCTTGTCAAGTTCATGAACTGGCAGATGACTCAGCAGATGCCTGAGTTCAGGTCTGAGCTTGAGCAGCTGTCCACACAGTTGCCATTGGGCGGTGGTCAATACCTCAAGATCACTTGGGATGCCAACAAGAAGCGTCCAGTGCCTCAGTTTGTGGCAATCGATGACGTGTACTTGCCGTTTGCAGCAACTAACTTCTATTCAGCGGAACGCAAGACTCATGTGCAGTACTTGACTCGCATTGAGTATCAGAAGCGTGTTGAGTCTGGTATGTACATGGACGTGGACCTGATGGCCAGTCCGCTACCACCGACAGAATCAAAGGCCGAGACTGCCAACAATAAGATCGAAGGCCGTCAGACCGACAGCTACAACATCGACGGTCTGCGAACCACTTACGAATGCTACATCATCCATGACTTTGGCGACAAGTATGGACTGGCTCCGTACATCATCAGCTTGGACAAGGCGACTCAGAACGTGCTGTCCATCTATCGCAACTGGGAAGAAGATGATGAGACCAAGCAAGAGATGCAGTGGATGGTTGAATTCCCATTCGTGCCTTGGCGTGGTGCTTATCCAATCGGCCTGACACACATGATCGGCGGTTTAAGTGCCGCTGCGACAGGTGCTTTGCGGGCTTTGTTGGACTCTGCCCACATCAACAACTTCCCTGGCTTGCTGAAGCTTAAGTCAGGAACAGGCGGTCAAACAGACCGTGTTGATCCAACCGAAGTAAAAGAGATTGAAGGTTCATTTGGCCAAGACGACATCCGCAAGATGCTCATGCCAATGCCTTACAACCCACCAAGCGCGGTCTTGTTTCAGTTGCTTGGCTTCCTGGTAGATGCCAGCCAGAACGTTGTCCGCACCACGTTTGAAGAACTGGCTGACAGCAATGCCAACACGCCTGTTGGTACAACCTTGGCTCGCATTGAGCAAGGCATGGTTGTATTCTCAGCGATCCATGCGCGTCTGCATGACTCCATGGGTCGTGTGCTGAAGCTGCTGTTCCGCCTGAACAAGACCTATTTGACCGAAGAAGAAGTCTACGACGACACAGGTGAACTGTTGGTCAAGCGCAGCGACTTCGAAGGCCCAATGAACGTTGTGCCAGTCAGTGACCCCAACATCTTTAGCGAAGCCCAGCGCTTTGCTCAGGTGCAAGCGGTCATGCAGCGGGCCGAAAAGATGCCTCAGCTGTACGACTTGCGCAAGGTTGAGATCATGTTCCTTGAGCGCCTAAAAGTTCCTCAAGGCAAGGACCTGTTGCTGCCAGCACCTAAGCCATTGGAGCTGAATGCAGTCAACGAGAACATTGCGATGACGATGCGCCGCCCTGTTGTGGCGTTCCCTGAGCAGGATCACTTGGCCCACCTGCAAGTCCACTTGGACTTCCTGACCAATCCGATGTTTGGCAACAACAAGGCCATTGGCCCAGCATTCATTCCCATGATGCTCGATCACATTAAAGAGCACATGGTCCTTTGGTATGCGACGCAGATCTACCAAGAAGCTTCTGATGCTGCGCAAGTTGACATTGGAGAGATTCAGAAAGATGCGACGACAGAGGAGAAGCAATCGCTTGACAAGCTGCTGGCCACAACCAGCCAAGTCGTGACTAAACAAAGCCAAGAGGCCTTTGGTCAGATCCCACAGATCATCGAACAAGCCATTCAGACCTTGCAGCAGATGCAGCCGCCTCCTCCACAGGATCCAAGCGTCCAGATTGCTCAGCAGCAGTTGCAAAACCAGCAAGCCAAGGATCAGGCAACGGCTCAGACTCAACAAGCAAAACTGGCCCAAGACGCTCAACTCAAGCAGGCCGACATGCAGGCACGTGGCCAAGAGAAGCAAATGGAGATCCAGGCACGCATCCAAGAACTGCAAGCCGAACTTCAACGCGAGATGATGCGTCAGCAGGCCGAAGACGAGCGTACTCGCGCTCAGATCCAGGCACGCTTGGAGATGAACGAGTCCGACAACCAAACAGCCAAGCAGCTTGCCGCCTTAGAGGTGGCGACTGGCGAAAGAATCGCGGTCTCAACAGGGACCGGGATAAACCCCAATCCACGTTCATAAGGAGCAGTCATGGTAGCAATCAGCCTACACAAGCAGATGGCCATGGGTAAAGGCTACCCAAAAGCCAAGAAGGTCGCTAGCGATCCTTCACCAACACCTGGCATGCCAGATGCTAACTACAAGACCCTGCCCAAGATGAAGACCGAAAAGGTCACAGGCGAAGGCGGCGGTAATGGCGGCACAAACAGCCAACGCGGAAAAGGTCCTAACCAGATCTCTACCGTTATGGGTGGACGCCGATAAGTGTTAGCAAAAATTATCACGACAATCCGAGCCGAGCAGCAAGCACTGGCCATTGAGGCCATCAAAGTGCAAACAGCAGAAGGCAAGGACATCGGCTTTGAATACGGAAAACGTCAGGGCGTCTACGCTGGCCTTGATCGCGCCGTGCAGCTGATTGAGCGGATCTATCGTGATATTGAGAATGATAGTCGAGATCTTTAACCCCAGCATACGGAGAAGCGAATGCTACTTGAAACCCCCATATCCTTTAATTACGCCTCATTGGACGAGGCCTTCCCAACAGTAGACTGCTGTCACGAGCCTTTGGGCTCACGCGTGATTGTGCAGGTCCGCAAAGCCAAGAACCAGACGGCTGGCGGTATCTACATCCCTGAAGAAGCAAGAAAGACAGAAGCCAGCAATACACAAATCGCTAAAGTTGTGGCGATTGGTTCATTGGCTTACAAGAATCGGAACACTATGGAACCGTGGCCTGAAGGCTCCTGGTGTGAAGTTGGTGCCTACGTCCGTGCACCTAAATACGGCGGTGATCGTTGGACCGTAAGGTCCGGTGACGAGGAGATCGAATTTGTGATGTTCAATGACCTAGACATTCTTGCCAAGGTTACTGGAGATCCCACTGCGATCCGTGCGTTTATCTAACTGCTGAAAGGAGCAGGCAATGGCCGGAGAAACTATGCTCATCGAAGATGATGAGGACCAAAAAGGTGGTAAGCCTCAGGAAGTTGAATTTGTTGCCGTGTCCACTAAAGAGGATGATGATGATGACAATGACAACGATAACCAAGAGGACGCGAAACTCTCGGAAGACAACGAGGATCGTGAAGAACTACGCCGCAAGCGTCGTGAAGAGAAATCAGATCGCGCAGCGCGTAGAAAACAGGCAATTGAGCGAGATAAGACAGAGCTCAACTTCCTGAGGCAACGAAATGAAGACCTTGAAAAACGGATGTTTCAGGTCGAAAAGAATGTTATTGGAAACACTATTTCCAATATTGACGCTCGAATTGCTGATACAGCCGCCGAAGTTAAGGCAGCCGAAAGAATCATGGCCCAAGCCATCGAAGCCGGAAACGGTGAGGATGCTGCTAAAGCAATGCGAATTCGAGATGCTGCTATGCAAAAAGTTCAGCAGCTTCAGATTCAAAAGCATCAACAGAACCAAGTTGCCCAAGACTTGCACCAACAGTCTCAGGCCCCTGCTCCCCAGCCAGGTCCTGATCCCCAAATCGCGAGCTTTGCTCAAGACTGGGTATCTCGGAACAGCTGGTATGATCCAAACGCCAAAGACGAGGCATCGAAGATTGTTTTAGCAATAGATCAATCTCTTGTAGAAGCTGGCTATAATCCAAAAACAGAGGCATATTGGCGCGAACTAGACAAGCGAGTGGCCAAGCGATTGCCAGATATGAAAGGAGGCGGTAACTATGACGACAGTCAAGACGACGATCGCCGCGGACAGCGTAGAGGTCCGCCAGTTGGTTCCAGTAGGGATCAGGCTCCGCAGTCTTCCCGCCGTGAAGTATATATCTCCCCAGAACGCAAGCAAGCCATGACGGATGCTGGAGTTTGGGAAGACCCCGTCCTACGCCAACGCTACTTAAAACAGTACGCGAAGTGGGACCGTGAAAACAATTCATCTCGCTGAAAGGAGTGAGGAACATGAACGACGAACGCTTAAAAAAATCCCCTGATCTTGTCCGCCAATCACGTGGAGCCACAGACCGCAATGTGACTGAAGACCGTGCTATTAGCGACGAAGATCGTGTTGAGATGTTTAGATCTCAATTTTTCCAAGACGCATTGCCAGATCTACCAAGGATCCCTGGCTTTCACACATGTTGGTTAACCACCACTAACCCCCGAGATTCCATTCAACAACGGATTCGGTTGGGTTATCAACCTATTAAAGCCGAAGACGTGCCTGGCTGGGAATACGTAACCATCAAGACGGGCGAATGGCAAGGGTTTATTGGTGTCAACGAGATGCTCGCATTTAAGCTGCCTTTGTCTCTCTATACACGATTCATGCAAGAAGCTCACCATGACGCTCCTGCACGTGAGGATGAGAAGCTTACAGCCATCTTGGACGGCATTAAAGAAGCTGCAGCAGCTGCAGGCGGACGTGTGATTGAGGGTGATGGTATTCAGGCCTTGCGCGAAAATCCTGGTCGAGCTAAATTTGAAGAGCTATGACCAATCCATTCATTCTCCTTTAAGGAAAAGCAAACATGTCTACTACTAGCACACCGTTTGGCTTCCAGCCCGTATACCACGCAAGTGGTTTCGTGCGCCCGGCAGCCTTTACGCTGGCGAATAACGCGGCAGTGACCTTGCTGCAATACCAACCTGTGAAGATCAATACTTCCACTGGTGTTGTAACTCCGGCTGCTGTTGGCGATGCGTTCGTCGGCACTTTCATGGGTGTTGAATTCACCGACAGCGATGGACGCCGTCGTGTATCCAACAAGTTTATTGCAAACACCCCTGCAACTGATGTGACCGCGTATATCACACGCGATCCCGCCATTGTTTATCAGATCCAAGCCAATGGCTCTGTAAACATTAGCAACATCGGTAATCAATTTGACTTTGCTTCGATCACATCCGGTTCTACCGTAATTGGTCTTAGCACATGCACATTGGATACCGCTTCAGTTGTGGCTTCAGGCGGCGTTGCCCAAATGCGCGTGATCGGAATTACCCCCGGTCCAGATAACGCATGGGGTGATGCTTATACGATTGTCCAGGTTCAGATCTCTGAGCATCAGGACGTTGCCACTATCAACGCTTACTAAGAAGGAGCTAAAAAATGGCTGTCCCAATGCGCAGTACGGACTTTAGGTCCATCGTCGAACCCATCTTGAACGAAGAGTTCGATGGCTTGTATAACCAACGCGCTGACGAGTGGAAACAAGTTTTCACCGAGCGTCAAGGTATCCCACGTAACTACCACGAAGAACCCGTCTTGTACGGTTTCGGAGCGGCTCCTGAGTTGCCTGACGGCATGCCGGTGACCTACCAATCTGGTGGCGTCCTGTTCAATGCACGTTACGTCTACAAGGTCTACGGCCTGGCTTTTGCCTTGACCAAGGTCCTCGTGGAAGACGGCGACCATATCTCTATCGGTCAGACTTACGCCAAGCACTTGGCACAGTCTCTGATTGAGACAAAAGAAACCCTGTGTGCCAATATCCTGAACCGCGCTTTCAATAGCTCGTACGCAGGCGGTGACGGCGTGTCGTTGGTTAACTCCGCACACCCTATCGCTTCAGGCACATTCAGCAACGTGTTGACCACCGCTGCTAACTTGTCGCAAACCTCGCTTGAGCAAATGCTCATTCAGATTCGCAACGCTATTGACAACAATGGCAAGCGTATCCGTTTGACACCTACTAAGCTGGTGTTGAGCCCAAGCAACGTGTTCCAAGGTGAAGTGCTGTTGAAGTCCGTCCTGCGCGCAGGTACTGGCAACAACGACATCAACCCGATCAACTCGATGGGCATGATCGACGGCGGCCAAGCTAACTTGTCTCGTTTGACTTCAACTACCGCTTGGTGGGTGCAGACAGATGCTAAGGTCGGCTTGCAGTTGATGATGCGCCGTAAGCTTGAGAAGAGCATGGAAGGTGATTTTGAAACCGACTCTATGCGCTACAAGGCTACCGAGCGTTATATTCCAGGTTGGACTGACCCCCGTACCATTTACGGTACTCCAGGTCTGTAAACAAGAAGGGGGCGAAAGTCCCCTTCTTTTCATTTTTTAATTTGTCAAGCTTTTCAAGGAGAAGACAACATGCCTCAATATTCAGACGACTTATTCCTCGGCGGCGCCCAAACATTCATGGGTACCGGCCTCCGCAACTACAGTACCACAGCAGTCGGCGGTACCGGTGGTTCATCTTCCTCAACCCTGACGATCACAAGCGTTGGCTTTGGCGCTCCTATCGTTGTGGGTATGTACGTCGACGGCACTAGCGTAACCGACGGCACTTACATCACAGCCTTTGTCACCGGCAACGGCGGAGCAGGTACTTACACGCTTAACCAAGCCATTAACATTGCAAACACCACTGCATTGACTTTGCATACCAATATTCAATATGGTAACCCAGCTCCAATGGATCTTGGTGTTGGACCACTTGGTCGCATCTTTGTTTGGGACGTTGTACCTCAAGCCTTGGTTGCAAACAACATTGCCGCCTCTCAAACTCCAGCTGCAGCAGGTTCTTTGACCTTGACTGCCGGTACCTCTGTGAAAGCGGTAACCACAGCTGGCGGCGTGTCTACATTGCAAGTTGATTGCCCTCGCGCTGTTAGAGTGACAACCTCTACTGCAGCAGCCTCAACTTTGTCAAGCGTCGTGATTGCCAACACAACCGGCGGCATCACATTTACTTCACAAGCTGGTTTGGTTACCGGTCAACGTTTGACCATCTCTGGTACTTTGGGTGGCACTGGCACAATCACTGGCTACACAAACCCAACAACCTACATCTTGACCGCTGTGACAGCTACTTCAGCTACCCTGACCACTACGGCAGGTGTTGCAGTGGTGACAACTGCTGGTACGCCAACAGGCCTGACTTACACCTTGGGTGTGGCTCCTGCCACTATCACTGTGTCAGGCTACGACTACTACGGTCAAGCCATGAGCGAAGCAATCACGTCTAGCGCAGCGGTTAGCACTGCTGTTAACGGCAAGAAAGCTTTCTATCAGATCAGTGGCATCACAACCTCTGGCGCAACTGGAACAGCCTTGACTGTCGGCACTACTGACATCCTTGGCATCCCAGTGCGAGTGACTAACGTGGCGTATGTTGCAAGCGTGAAGACCAACAGTACGCTTGCCCAAGACACCGGCACGTTTGTTGCAGCAGATACTGATACAGCCACTACCACCACCGGCGACGTTCGCGGCACATACGTTCCAGGCACCGCATCGAATGGCATCGTTCGCACGGTCATGGGCGTGTTGCTGCCAGGTATTGCTGTTGGACCTAACTCAAC